AAAATGTATATCGGCACGTTCTGGTTGATCGAGAAAAAGAGATGAATGAAATTGGGAATGATTATTTTTCAAAGCTATGCAACACAAAATGCAACACGAAATAAACAAATGCTGTAAAATAGGGAATGTTAGGCTTTTTCTTACAGGTTCAAGTCCTGTCATCCGCATTTTTATGAAAATCTTGTATTCACTGGTTCTCGCAAAGAACGTAGTGTTTTCAATGGTTTCGGCAATTTCAAATTAGCTCATAAAATATGTTATTTTGCCAGTTTTGGCATAAAAAAGAAGAACTATGCAACACGAAATGCAACACGAATTTGATACAATATGTAAAAAAACAGCCCCAAGGAATAATTTCCAAGGGGCTTAAATTTATGCTTTTTTGATGTATTTTGCAGAAACAAATCCAAAATATTTTCCGGCAATGCGGATATAGTACCAAGATGCTCCATCTTTGGCTTTAATGGTATCGCATACATCAACTAAATTGCCTTTTGCAAGTGTAGGATAGCTTTTAAGCTGTGCATACTCTGTTCCTGCCCATGTGCGGACATTAAGTGTATTTGCAGTTACCTTTCCCACCCACTTCGGAGTTTTAGACAGAATAGTTGACGCTGAAAGCGTATTTGCTTTTGCGCCGGTGGTAACAGCGATAGCCACGTGGTGGTTATCATTCAGGAGGATATCTCCTGCCTTTAGATAGTCGCCGGATGTCAGATACTTTCTATCCGTCAGTACTTTCGCACCGGCAATCTTCATTGCAGCTCTCATGTTTCGTGTCGTCAGATAGATGCTGACCGCTTTGAGTCTTGCGTTATTTAAGCGATACCCAGCTCCCTTGACGATAGCTGCTGTACTTGCGCTGCAATCAGATTCGCAAGCTACCGTGATCTGCGCCGGATCGTAGTTGCTTGCCTTTAAGTGCCGCCAGAACGAATACCGGTCATTGCTGTTTCCGGCAGTGCCCTGATCGTATCCGATGAGATTGTTCTGTGCCGCTTTTGTCGCCATGTCTGCAATCATGGTTGCGATTTTGGCGTCATTGAATCTTAGGACACAGAGCCACGGTCTACTGTACCAGTTCATGATCTGATATTCTGTACCAGTCTGATCTCCTGCTTTCCCACCTGCATATCTTCCTCTTTCATCATGTCCGCAGTTACTGATTTTTACCATTTTAGTTTCTCCTTTCTGGTTAGAATCTCTGTAGTCTTTGTAGAACACATCCATATCAACATTTCCGCTGATTCCTGGAACTTTTCCTTTACTGGAATACTGCCAGCCTACACCGACTGTCGGACGTAATCTTTCTTGAACAGAACCATTGTCGTTGGCAGGATAACGAGCAATCCAACAGTCATACTGCTTCAGAGCATCTGACAGGACATTATTGTACCAATCAAGATTGCAATAAATTCCAACCTTATAACCGGCTTTCTTGATTCTGTTCAGAAATGCTACTGCAATATTCTCAATAGCCTGTTTTCCGAGACTTCTTTGCTGTGCCCATTCCAGATCGTAGAATACTGGAAAATCAAGTCCACGACCACCAAGAACGGAAAGTACGTCCTCAGCTTCGTCAATCGCCTGTGCCGGTGTTAAAGCATAACTGTATTTATATCCACCAATAAGAATTCCATTGGATTTACAGCCCTTGTAGTTGTGTTCGAATGATGCATCTGTGCCGGATTTCTGATGAATTCTCAAAATTGCAAGCTTAATTCCAGAATTCGATACTTTTGCCCAATCCGGTTTCCCTTGCCACGATGATACGTCAATTCCTTTAATTTCCATATGTTCTCCTTTCACACCACGTATCTGTGGTGACTGTATTTCAATGATTCTTGCGATACCTTCGCATAAATCATAGTCGTGTCTAATTTTTCATGTCCTAACATCTTTTGCAATTCCGTAACATCCATACCACGCTCAAGAGACATTGTGGCTGTGGTATGCCGGATAAGATGAGGATACAGCTGTCTTACAAGATTTGCTCTCTCGCTTATCTGGTTCACAATCTGCTCGATCTGAGCCTTTTTTATTCCTCATCCCATCTAAAGTTCTATTACTTACCTTATTCTGCTGCCGTCGGCATGCCATGAACAGTCTTAAATCATCTGTAGTAATTTTGTTCAGATCCTTGCCGAGAAATTGTATTAACTGCAGGTTCTGTTCCCAGTATCTTTTCAGTGTAGACTCTGCTTTGCCCTCGATTCTTTTGGTAGCAATATACCTGCGTAACATTCCTACAGCACTATTGTCTACCACCGATAGTTCCGTTGTTCGTTCCTGGACTTCATAACGATTCAGTTCGATCGTAAGCGCATCTTGCACTATATCCAGTGTCTCCTGATCCACTTTGCTCTTTAATACTTGCATTACTGATTGTATGATCATTTGCCTTGACTCCATTATCAGCACCTCCCGTACCTTAATTATAAAGCATAGGTACAGATGCTAAACACGAAGATAAATAATAAAAATGTTACATTAAAAACATATAATGGTGGCGGATATTTGCAAACTGGACAAACATATTGTATATATAACGATAGCTTTTTATATCTCCATATTGGATTTAATTCACTTACTGCTTCTGGTATACAAAATGGGACAGTTCTTCTGACCTTACCAGTAAAAGTATCAACAAATAATCAAAATATTGGTGTTATTGGTTCGGGAGATAACAAAGCTCTTATTTGCGCAGTAGGCGTTTCATCAAATGGCTATAATATTGTTTGTAATGGGTTTGTATCAGCAGGTAATTATATAGCAGATTTAATGTTTATACGAGCATAAATTATATTATGATTTAAAAGTTATATATTTAGCTTGTGTCCACATACTGAGTATTCGAACAGATTTACCTTTTTCAATGTTACCCGTAAAATGCACTATATGAGTAGAATTTTGCCTACTTACAGCAACTATACTAACTGGACAAGCGTTCCAATCCGCATTAGTAGCTCCTATTAAGTAATAATCATTGTTAGTATCTGGTGGATTAATATAGATATATCCTGCTCCAGTACCTTTACAAACTTGATTTACAAAAGTTATCTTCGTGTTTAATGTATTAATGCCTAGCTTGTCTTTCAGGTATGTAAATAATTGTGAGAACGATATTTTTTTTAATACATTCCCTTCTCCAACTATCAATGTGTCACTTTCTGCCGGCGTTGCTTTCGAAGCCAGTGCCGACATTAATATTGTTTTTAATGATTCTGCCATATAATCACCTCTATTCTTTCACTCTCAGCATCGAACCATCAGAAGTGGCAAGTGCTGATCCATCACTTGTGCCTAATACATACTGGACATTCCGAACATCAACAGCAATCGCATATTTCGCCCCTGTCTGCACTGATGTAGGGCTTATGCTTGCACCGGCTATTTATGTACCTCCATTTCATAATTCATTCTATATTTAATTTTATTATCCGATAATAGATATTTTAGTCCAAGTTTTTTTCTTATAAGTTGCTGCGGCTATTGAATTTGAAGCGTTATTTATTCCTATAAAATTGGCAACTCTAATACTACCAGAACACATTAATATTCCCCAAGCCCAACCGCCAAAGAGTCCTCCGATAGTTCCCCATACAAAGTAAGCACGTGGCTTTTGAGATGCGTTAATAAAGTTTTCTATGTTATTATCTAGATTCATTAAATTTGGGTTACTATTTAATTGGTTAAGCGCGGCCGGTAACGTCATCGTTCCCTGATCCAGTTCGAAGGTCTTTGATGTCAATTTATTGAGTACCGCATCAGCAAGCTTATCATAATCAATCAGCTTGTTTGCCGCATCCTCCGCACTGTAAAGCATAAATTTGTCTGCATCTTTTGGTGTTGTTTTTACGGGATATTCATTAAATTTTGCCATATTAATTCTCCTTTTCTATATTGAACTTTTCATAGAGCTGATTAATTAGTTTCTCCTGTCGGTCAAGCTGTTCTTTCTGGCTTTTTATCATTGCAAACATAGCAGGTATCATGATACGTTCGTTCCAGTCCTCAACAAGTCCGTTTTGATGCCGAGTAGCTTCCGGAAAGAATACTTCTACATTCTCAGCAATAAACATTGGGATATATCTTCCTTCATTCTCGTCCCCTTTAACTAGATATCCCTTTTTGTATTTCGCCCACGTTGGTTCGATATTGTACCATTCTTCAATTTCTTGCTCTGAAATATCGTTTCCAATATCTTTATAGCGTTTCGAGGATGAAGATTTCAGCATCAGCTGTTTGTATCCTGTACGTCCATCCCAACAAATAGTATTTGATGATGTCGTATACTCCATGTCTTCTATCTTTGGCGATTTTGCAAAAGATGCAGGATTAGTAACAGTTAAATCTTCAAATGTACCGGTATCAGCCGATACCTCTGTGGCATATACGTTTAGACTGTTATCATTCCAACTGATTCCCCAATTTTCACTATTTTCAATTTCAATATCTACTTCATCGTCAAAGAACTTCTTGATATCAACAGGGAATATTCCATCGCTTGAAAACTGTACACCTGTATATTTCATGTACTTTGAATTTTCTTCGTAGCTTGTAAATACAGCATATCCAGAGCGATCAATTAATCCTTTATCAGCATTATTGGCATCTTTAATTTTCAGATAACCGTTTCCATTCTTTTCGCCGCCCAACGTCAATTCACCGCCAAGTGCCGCACTGAAGCTGATATACAGTTGACCATTCTTGTAGTACAGGCCTTTCCATGCACCATCATTTGATAGTATTTCTACGATTTGCGATTGTGTCAGATTGTCCACATCAATCACTACCGCAACACTCTGCATATCCATCAATGTTGTAGTTCCACCGGACGCATATAATTTACATCTAACATTTGTCACATCTCTCGGAATACCGACAGTTGAACCATTAGAACTTGCTACTGTCTGACCAGATCCATTTGTCAAAATAGAATACAAATAGTGTGTCACGGTATCCTCATCGGTTGAACTAGTATAAATGGTATTCCAAGTGTTTCCGTCAGCAGTCTCTTCAACAACGAATCTGCCTTTATAAGGCACTCTAGTAGCTGACTTTCCGTCACGATAATACGCTTTAAATGTTATAAAGTTTGGACTAATTGTCTTGTCAGAGCCACGTTTCAAGACGTTACATGATGGCTCAACCATGTATGTTCTACCAGGTTCACCATCTTTTCCATCTTCTCCCTTTTTCTGCTTAGAAATCGTGAATCTTTTTGTTACTGCCAGATTACTGAGATATGTTGCCTTAATGTCCACCCATCCATTGTCTGCACTCAAGCCTGTGACAGTGTAAGTATGCGTATCTACATCCCAAGAGCCGGTTACACTGTCTGATTTTGTAATGGTATAGCTACAATCATTTGTGATATCTGACGAGCCGTACATAACTTTCGCTGTAGTTGTCACTGTTGGAAATACCGGAATGTTTCCGTCTGCGTCAGATGTGATCGTCTGCATATCGTTTGACAGTTGGAATGTCATATTCTTGGCAGATGCAATATTGTTGTCCATTTTTGTCAGTTTATCCGGCAAAGAACTACCACCAATTACAACATTATCACCACTGATGATTACTTTTTTGGTGTCCATATCAACCTGGAAGATTATGTTTCCATCGCTATCTCTGACAGTCAGTGCACCTGTGTCGATATAATCAGCATTGATACCATGTGCGTACAGAATTTTTGCTATCAAATCGCCTGTCAGAAAGAAACCGTAAGGATATGTTTTGCCACCATCATTGGATACGCCAATGGCTTCTGCTGTGAATTTAATTACATTTTTTGATTCTGCAAGTGTAGGCTTGTCATGCAGATATGTAATAGTACTGCCATCTTCCTGTGCGACTGATGTTTCATATAATCCAGAAGAATTTTTTAAGGTTTCTTCTAATTTCTTTACTGCTTTTTCTCTAGCTGATTGTTCTTTTTTAACAAGTCGTCTTGCCTCTACGATTGCCTTAGTGGATTCTGACTGGAACTTGCTCTGCCCTCTGATAGGGTCGTCGGCTTGAGTTTTTACAGTAGTCTTTCCATTAACGGAACAAGAAACGTCCGTCAGCGGAGTTATATATCTGTTCCATTTGCGATCATAAGTATATGCCATATCTCCAAACTCAATGAGTGGGTTATATACAAGTTCTCCCGACATGTTACGGAATTTAGCTCCAATTATGGAATCGCCAATTTGAGCAGCTACCGTGTCCAAGTCCGAATCCGCAACAAGGTCGTTCTCCAATTTAAGAACATATCCTGTGCTTCCGTACATGGCTTCATTTTCTCTATTTTTTAGCTTGATTCCAGTAATCACAATATCATCACTAGAAACGGTTGGACTTGTAAAAAAGTCTTTGAGCTTTTCGGATGTGTCAGCTGCTGATTCGATCAGTGTCAAGAATCCATCACTATCAATTGTCCAGTTCCCTGTCGGACTGATAAAACTTTCTGAGTCAATACTTGCGCCGCCTTTAAATGTTACATTTCCATCAGCGTCCACTACTGCGTTGTAATCTTCTTGTACATTGGAAAAATCCCATCTGATAAATCGCAAGTATCCTCTGCTGTCCAGGCGAGCGTTCGCAGTCTCAAGCATTGCTGCCCATCCGAACAACTGACGAAACGTCATGTTTTCCGGAATCTCTGACACGATCAGATTTCCATGAGCCATGGAGACTTCTGACGGAATACCAAGAGTCTCACACGCATCTCTAACAAGAGTCTCTATTGACTGTGGCAGAACCAGATGAGATATATAAGTTGCGTTCGTTTTATACATATCGTCCAAAGCGGTAAAACTAAGGATTTCGCCATATTGTTCTGGTGTCGTAATTGTATAAATACCTTTATCAATGGTTTCGACTCTGTCTTCTGTCGCTGCTTTTGTTGCCAGAATCGCACCGCCACTCTGATCAAGAATTGGGTCATAGTTTTCATCCAGCAATTCATCTGTTGCAGCTAGACTTGCTACGGAGGTCTGCATTTTAAGATACGCATGAACTTTTGCCATATAGAAATTATAGTTTTTCCATTGATCAGAAGTGTTGTCCAACTCCAATGTCATGGATTTACAAACAACGCAGCCAATCGGAAAGCTGCTACTTTCTGCACAATCAGAAAAAGTACAATTTTCACCCATAATTTCATCTTTTACGGTTTTTACAGTTCCGCCAGGAAAGGTGATTTCCACTTCCTGCCAGACTCTTTCTCCGTCCTGTAGTTTTTGCTTAAATGTATCAGATACATTAATCAAGTGGATTCACCCCCTGCATGTTAAAAGATATTTTTGATACAAATTTTAAGTCTGGCGAAATTTCTCCAATAGTTAGGCTTGCTTTTCCGACATAAAACGGATCAGTTCTCCATGCCATGTGGTAAAGGGACCAATGGTACAAATTGAAAGTTTTTCCTTTTGCGATAATTTTGAGAATTTTGTTTGCTTCTATAACTGGAACGTTTGATGCTTCATAGCTATACTGTTCAACTGTAAACAATGGAGTTAACAACGCTTTTCCGAACTGCGTACGGTTACTACCTTCTGAATAAGTTGTTTCAAGGTTGTAACCCATATCTTTGTCCGGCTGATAGATGGAAGCCCCATTCATTTTGTATCGTTCCGTTATGTTTTTTGGAATCGTTGCCACGCTTCCACCTCCTATGCCAGTTCAAACGGATTTCTTCCGCTTGTATCACGTCTTAACTTTGCTTCTTCAATGATTTCGTCAAATACTGTTCTTCGGTTAATCTGAGCAGTAAAACGATAATTTCCACCACTCTGCTGTCCACCAGATTCCTCACGAACAATCTTTCTGAGCAGTGCTTCTGGTGCTTCAATGTTGTTTCCTTGCTTCTGATCTCCTAACACAGCGAGAAATTCTGATCTTGGAGGAATAACGGCACCTTTTGCAAGATATGGAATAGTTGGAACTCGCGGAAATGTAGCACTAAATCCTATTGTTTTCTTACCAAATGGAGTAGGCACTTCCCACGGTCCGAAAGAAAACGCGGATTCAATTCCACCAATCGCACTATTGACAGTTCCGATCGCTCTGTTAACGATTCCGATGACCTTGTTCAATATGTTTCGAATAGTATCTTTGATTCCACCAAATATATCGACAACCTTATTCTTGGCTGATGTAAATTTTTCCACTATACCGTTTTTAATTCTCTCAACAAGATTTCCTACTGTTGACCAAATTGCAGTCCATTTTTGATATGCGCTGGATTTGACATTATCCCAAATCGTCACAATTTTAGATGCGAGATTCTTAAGACTAGAGCTTATAGCGTTGACAAATGTTGATGTTTTATTT